TCGAACCCCTTGACGAGGAACGCGAATGGTAGAACCGTAAGCGGTCTCTATAGGTTGTTTATACCAGCACAAGATTCACTTGAGGGGTTTTTTGATATATATGGGAGTCCAGTTATAGAAACTCCAGAATCTCCAGTAGAGGGTATAGATGGTGAGAATATAACTATAGGGTCTAAAAGATATCTTAAGAACGAAAGGGAATCTTTAAAACATGATCCGTCAGAGCTTAATGAGGTAACTAGACAGTTCCCGTTTACAGAGGATGAAGCCTTTAGAGATAGTATAGAGGGTAGTCTATTTAACATAGGTAAGATATACCAGCAAATAGAATACAATGACGAGCTCTTTCCCAATCCTGTAGTAAAGGGTAATTTTGTGTGGAAGGAGAAAGATAAGCAAGCTGTATTTAGCCCAGACGTTAATGGTAGATTTAAAATATCGTGGTTACCACCAGAGGATCAAAGAAATGTAACAAAATCAGACAGAGGTAAAAAAGTACCGCCTTTTGGAGACAGAGGTTGCGGTGGTGTCGATAGCTACGACCTTGATGCTACAGTAGACGGTAGAGGTTCTAAGGGTGCTTTACATATGTACAATAAATTTCATATGGAGAATCCATCCAATATGTTTGTTGTAGAGTATGCATCCCGTCCAGATCTTGCGAGGATATTCTACGAAGACGTTCTTATGTGCGCGTTTTTCTACGGTTACCCTATATTAATTGAAAACAATAAGTACGGTATAGCAAGATACTTTGAATCAAGAGGTTACGATGGATACTTAATGGATCGTCCAGATCATTTAAAAACAGGTAATTCAAAGGTTCATGTAAAAACAAAAGGTATACCCTCTAACTCTCAAGACGTTATACAAGCACATGCTCACGCTATAGAGTCATATATACACGAACATGTAGGTGTAAATTATGATACAGGAAGTATGGGTAAGATGTATTTTAATGCGACCATGGAGGATTGGATAGGTTTTAAAATAGATAAAAGAACAAAATTTGACTTAACGATTAGCTCAGGATTAGCCCTTTTAGCTGCACAAAAAACAAAGACTAAGCCGAGAGCAGACTTCACTGAACACAAGTTCTTTAGGAGATATGAAGTAATCGGTTGATTCACTATATTTGCATAATATGTATGGACACGACAACGTAAATAAAAAGAATGGATTTCCTGATCCATTAGCAGATCAACAAACCAAGGAGTCCGACGCATATGGACTACAGTATGCAAAAGCTATTCATTCCCAGTGGGGTAAAATGAATGAAGCATCCTCTTTGTTTGCAAAAAGAAATAAAGTGTTTGAAAGAAGTAGAGATTACGCTAACGGAACACAGGATACAAGTATATACAAGCAGCTTCTAAACTCTTTATCACCCAATAAAGGTGACGGAAGTCTCTTAAATCTAGACTATACCCCAGTACCGATTCTTCCAAAATTTGTAAAAGTTGTCGTAAACAAAACATTATCAAGGGATCCTTACCCTAATCTAGAATCTATAGACCCAATATCTTCTTCTGAAAAGAACAAAAAGAAAGATAAAATGAGGATGCAGGTAGAGGCAAAAGAATTACTGCGTTCTCTAAAACAAAAAACAGGTGTTGTTTTGGATATGGATCCAGATGCTATACCAGATACTCTTGAGGAGGCTGAGATATTTATGGACACTAATGTTAAAACTGATGCTGAGATAGCTGCTCAGATTGGAACAAATATGACATTAAGCTGGAGTAATTTTTCTGACACTACATACAGAAGGGCTGTTAACGATATAGTAGCTCTTGGTATGGGTGTTGTAAAAAGGAGAAACGATCCCAATAAAGGTATATCTCTTGAGTATGTAGATCCTTCATCTTTTGTACATAGCTATACAGAAGATCCTAATTTTGATGATCTTGTATATGCTGGTAGTGTAAAGAGAATATCTATACAGGAGCTTAAAAGATTATCTGCTGGCTCATTTGAAGAGGAGGAATATAAGAAGATAGCCGAGCAGGTAAAGAATAAACAGGGCAATGATCCAGGAAAATTAAGCCAAACACATTACAATGAGCGTTTACAGCGCACGACATACGGGTATGATGAGTATATGGTTGATTTGCTCGACTTTGAGTTCATATCCGTAGACTGTATGCATTTCGAGGAGAAGGAGAGTAGACACGGAAACAAAGGTTTTTACTATAAAGGATTTCAATACAAAGAAAAGCCAGGTAGCGTATTCGAGCGTACTCCACATAAAATGGAAATGTCAGTTCTCTATGGCGGATCTTACATCCTAGGCACGGATAAGTTGTTTAATTACGGTAGATCTAAAAACGTACCTAAAAACGTACATGATATATCAAAATGTAGACTATCTTATTCTGTAGCCGCAACCAACATTAGGCGTATGATGCCTAAATCTATGGTTGAGAGCTGCACAGGATTTGCTGATATGCTACAGCTTACCCATTTAAAGATTCAACAGGCTATTGCAAAAGCTAAACCTGACGGATTAATTATCGATATTGAGGGATTAGAAAATGTACAGCTTGGTAAAGGCGGTGAATTGCAGCCTCTAGAGCTTCACGATATATACGAGCAGACTGGTGTATTCTACTATAGGAGTAAGAACCCAGAAGGCGGTTTCCAAAACCCACCTATACGTGAAATAGGAAACACAATAAGAAACATAAATGAACTTATAGGTTTATATAATCATTATATGCAGCTTATTAGAGACACAACGGGTATTAACGATGCTATGGATGCATCATCACCTAAAGGTGAAGCCCTTGTCGGTGTTCAGCAGCAAGCTATAGCTGCGGGTAACAATGCTATATATGATATAACAAACGCATCTATGATGCTGTTTAAGAGAGTATGTTCTGACGTTGTTAAATGCCTGCAGATCCTTCCAAAAGAATCCGTTCTATATAAGATATACACAAACGCTATAGGCGAAGAGAATATGAATGTTTTGTCTTCGTTTGAGGAGCTGTCTATGTACAACTTCGGTGTGCATGTTGTTAAGGAAATGGAGGATAAGGATAAAGAATATCTAGAAATGAATATCCAGATGGCTATACAGCAGCAGCAGATAGATTTAGAAGATGCTATGGCTGTTAGAGCCCTTAAGGATGTTAATCAGGCAGAGAGGTTGCTTATTATACGCAGAAAAAAGAGAATGCAGGAGCAGCAACAGATGGCTATGCAGAATTCTCAACAACAGGCTCAACAAGCAGCAGCCGCTGCAGAGCAAGCATCACAAGCCCGTATGGGTGAGCTTCAGGCTCAGGCTCAGATAGATCAACAAGAGATCCAGCTTAAGGGTCAGCTTGAGATGCAATTAGCTCAGATGAAACACGAGTTTAATAAAGAGATTGAGATGATACGTGCTCAGGCTACTCTTGGGTTTAAAGAAGATGATCAGAACTTTAAAGAAAAGCTTGATATTATGAAGGAGGATAGAAAAGATGAGCGTCAGGAAGATAATGCCCAGAGCCAAATGATGATTACACAGATGGCTCAGGGTGAGGAGCCACAACCCGAACAAATGATGTAAAATGGCAAAGATAAATTTCGACATATCAAAAAGACTTGACATCACTGTTAGACGTGGTGATTCTTTTAAACTAGAGCTTACACTAAAAGACTCTAGTGGGAACCCTTTAAACCTACATGGCGATACATTTCATTTTGCAGTTGCTACAGCATCTGGTTCAATTAGACTGGGAACTAATACGGTAGTACCACCTCCTACTATTATTACAGATCAAATACTTGCAGACGACGAGAGTACAATTGCGTCAACAGCTACGGGTAAAGTTAGGTTTGAAGCCTCGGCAACTGCCTTAAAATACAACTTACCAGCAGGGACTCATAGGTACGATATACAGTATGTAGACGAAGGTGATGAGATTGATAGCGAAGGTAATGCCCGCACAATACTTTTTGGAAGCTTTATAGTTAAAGACGATTTTAGTATTCACGCTTAATGAGTATTACAATAAATACAACCACAGGGACTGTAAGCGTAACAGATCCTGTTACGATAACATCAAAAGCTACTGAGTCGTCTGTTATAACGGCTACGGCTACAAAGCCTACAAAATTAAATATAGAGGTTACACTTAATTCAAGATCTTTAAGATGAGATATATACTATTAGCTTTATTTTTTATACCTTCTTTATTGTTTGCTCAAGGTAGCTGGCTAGATGTACAGATTCAAACAGATGAATATGCAGGAGAGAGCTCCTGGCAAATTCTTAACGACTCTAATGTTGTAGCCGTTAGCGCACCGCTTCAAAACAATACTT